GCACAATTAAAAACTTCAACCATCTCATTCGACTTTCCGATTACACTCTTTTGTGTCAGATAGGTGAATGTATTTGGGATAATTGGTTTTGTTTGAGAATAATGCGTCACATCAGCATAAATCACAATCTCAATTGGAAATGGGTAGAGAGCACAAATCTTTTCCCAAGTCGCTCCTGTGCTTGATATATCAACAAGGATTGAATTAGGTGGCATATGACTCTTTAGGTAATTTATTGATTCAGTTGGTTGAGCATAAGCAACTTTCCGAGAAAAGGGAATGTAGTATGCGTTTGTGTAGACTGCATTGTATAGTTTATAAAGTAATTGGCAATCCCTACCAAGAAAGACCAAATTTTTGTCTCCGTGTTTACGATGTAGCATTTCACAAACAGTTAGCAACCATGGTAAGTTTACTTGATTGCTCACATCAACATATTCAATTTTATCCTTGGGGATATCGTTCATGCTTAATCTAACTTCTCTCAATAAACAACCCAAGTATCCAAGCCCTGCTTTAAAGAAAAGATTTTCTATCTTCGTAGATAAAACAGAATCTTTATAGAGTTCAGTCTCAATGTTCTGTTCCTTTGCATTTGCAATATCTGATCTTTCGTTGTCTCCACAATGAACACTTATCCCAAGATCTTTAACTCGCTGCCAAATAGTTCCAATACTTTTATCTCTGTTTGACTGGTAGATTGTGACTTGTGTTTTAAGTCCTGCATTGCGTACAAGTTCCAGTATGTCAGCACCAGAAAGATACATATCAGAAATTAAAAGATCACCAGTGCTAACTCTGTTCATGTTTACAGGTAAAGCAAAGGTGTGTTCTTTCTCAAGATCAATCTCCATCCTATACAAAGAATGAATTTGATCTTTTGAGATCACTCCACTTGTTGCAAGTGTTTCATAGATTTCTAGAAGTGATCTGGTGCCATTGTCGGCAGACTTTCTGGCTGATACAAACCCTTTTAAATTGGTATTTTTTTCAATTGTGCGTAAGACAAAATCATTGTTGATAAATCTTCGAGCAATTAACGTATCAAAAACATCCCAACTTCTTATTTTCTTTTCCATGGAAGTTTACCTTTATGAAACTCTTTCATTTTTTTATTGCCCTCAATGAAAAATTCTTTTTTGACTGAGATGCCAGTGCTACCAACTCTATATCTTACCGTATATTTCCTATTGGTGTCAAACTTTAATTTGTTTTGTTCGTGCATGAGAACTGCAGTCAATGCGCGATCGACTTCCATAACACCTGGCTCTCTCGCTTTACGATTCCAGATTGGTGAAACAGAGACTGCAATATCTTTTCTAAGAAAGAAACAATTCACATCAACGAAATGATCATTGAGCACTGACTTCCATTTACCAAGACTCTCACAATCATCATTACAGATGACATTATCATTATCATCAACAATCTTTCGGAGAGAGTATGCCCAGTCGAGTTTATTTTCTGTCACAAGTTTTACAAGACTTTCAACATGATTTGGTTCGATTGAATTGTCGTCATCGAGCCAAAAGACAAAATCACCATTTGCAAGATATGTGAATGCTCCATAGATTCGATGCCCATTGAATCTATCTTTACCTGTTGAGTATGGAAGAACAATCAAATTTTCTTGAGGATTATTTGCGGGGAATTCAACTGCAGTTAAGATTTCATCTGCATTGTTCCAATGTTCTTTCCCATCAATAACAACGATGTGCTCTATATTTTTGTATGTTTGATTGCGAACAGATTCTATACAATTGGCGAGTTGTGGTTTGCCAATTGTTGCAGTGATAATTGAGACTTTCATTGACTTCTCTTTTTACAAAATTCAATCACAGATGGGTCGTTTTTCTGATCTCGATATGGAGCATAGAGTGCTCTTTTTCTAGATTCTGCCTTACTGTTTATATATGTGCAGTAATATGTTGCAAGGCTTTTTCTTGAGACGTTTTCTGGGCAGGTGAGTGCTTCTGGCAATCCATGCCAAGAATTTTGAGTTGTGTCAAATATGACCGCACGATTAAACTTGTTCTCAATTTTTGTGACGCATTCTTTCGGTTCCTCAGTTTCAGAGTCATGGCTCCACAATTCTAGACCACCACCCCATGATGTATCCCAATCTGGTGTCATGTAAATGATGAGATTATAATTTCTCATCAATGGAAGTTTAGGGTGTAAAGAATAGTCTTTGTGAATGTTTAGTTTACCACCGCGATTGTGAGAATGCATTCCACCACCATGCAAACCATAATCTGGAATAACAATTGAAGAACAAGTAATCTGGCTTAAAATGCTTGCAAACTCGTGACTGCAAAGATAAAACAGCGCGGAATAAATTGGTGCTGGAAATTTATCCCAATGCGAACAGGCTTTTTTCTTTTCTACAGGATTGTCGTATGATACCGTCCATGCAGGATCATCATGTGTTGGAAAACTGCTGGCTATTTTAGCAGCAGTTTCATCGGTAAAAAAATTATCAATCACTACATGACTGAATGGTTCGGCTGTTCTAAATTTGTTTCGCAGTGGAACATGACTTAGGATGTTTATCATTATTAGTCCCAAAGATTTTCATAGTATTTCCCAAACAAACGGAAAGCGTTTTTCTTGCGCACATGATATGCTTTCATCTTTTCCATATCATAAACTGGCTCGACAAGAGTTACCATTTCGCTCCAATCTTCACCTTCTTTTTGTACCCACTTGTACTTGCCTTTCTTGATGCAGAAGTTTGGGTCGCGATCTCGAGCAAGTTCACCAAACGCCCAGATCATTTCTTTCATGATCCAATCCCAACGCTTGAAGTGGAACTCGTCAGTATCCCATTCATTCTTCTTTGGTTTGGCATTAGTGGAACGGAGATGCTCAGGAACATCTTCATCATCAGTGTATGGTGCACCATGATTGGTCTTGAGCAACTGCTTGAGCATTGGATAGACGATGAGTGCAAGTGTGCGATCCATGGACCAAGTATCCCATGGATCAATTCTTACAGAGACTTTTTGCTCGCCTTTCTTTGGATATTTTCCGATAGAGATCTTCATAAAAACATCACTCTCAATATTCCAGCAAACAAAATAACACCAATCACACCATTCAAAACCATCAATGCGCGGTCGTTCCATTTAAATCCAACATAGAACCAACCAACGGCACCGATCCAACTGCATACTATATCTAGCCACTGAAGTTGTGACACTCCACTGGCGCGAATTGTAATGCCAACAAGTACGATGATACTGGCAGTCCATTTGACATACCAAGTAACATCGTACTTTGGTGTGACTGAATTTATCTTTGTCACTTTTTCTTTCGTCGCGCCTGTCTCTTTTTAGAACCTAACTTTGCACGACCTTTTCCAAATCCTTTAGTTCCAGTTTTGGCTGGCATAAATCACCTTACATATCGTCTTCAGAAGTACCATTAAGTCCAAGTTCAAAACCATCAAAAAGATCTTTTTGCGCTTGTACAAATTTTTGATTTTTTACTGTGTTAAGCAATGAATATCGCTCGCGATTAAATTGCTCAAAGATTCGAAATAGTTTCTCGAACCTGATATTATATAGTTGCTCAAGACCAATGAGCACATTACTAATCTGGTCTTTTGAGAGATTACCCTCAAGGATTTCTTCGCTCAAGTCTTTCAGATCACTGGTAATATTCCAGCAAGACATAATCTGCTGTTCATAATCAAATTGATCGTAACTCATATTAACCTCTACGCATTCTAGAAATATCTTTCATCTGCTCTTCGTCAATCACAGGCACTGCGTTGCTCTTATGCATTGTCGCAATACCTTTGACAAGAGTCCCTGTATACTTCAGACTCTCGCGCTTTTCAGTATATGCAAGATTGGTGTCGAGCGACTTCAACGAACGAGCAACATCAGCACCAACTCGAGGACTATACTGTAACCTCGGCAATTCCTCAATTCCGAGAATTGCAGTGCTTCGGTTATACTTCTTTGCAACTACACCCTTTGCTTTACGCTTCTTCTTTGGCTTGAATCGAGCAGCGCAATAGATCATCATACAGTTACAGGATACTTCTCAGAGTGATATTGATAGAATCGAGCAATCTCGCCGATCTTCTGGCGAACAGCATATGGCATGCTGTCAACATATGCGCTATCAAGTGCAATCAATTCTCTAGAAAGACGGCGCATTTCACGAACTTCTTCAGTTGTGCCGAGTGGCATCACTTCAAAATCACCATCAGACATTGTTCTTCTCCGTCGAACGCTTCCATCGTAAGTAATCAACAAGGTGCCATGAAACATAATACAAAAGTGCAGTGTTGAATGTAATCATTGCAAGCAATAAGTATAACATTAGACTTTCTCCACAAGTTTAGACAAAGTGTGATCAGCAATCTTCGCGCGAATCATCGAGGGAATATCGCTGTATGGATCCTCAAGAAAATAAGAACAACCATCTCTCCAACTATCATACTTCACAAACCTAGCAAAATCAAGCATGTGTTTCGGATTGCTAGGGTCAAACGAGACTCTTGCTCTTGGAGCAAGCACAGAACGTCGATATTCATTCGTCATTTTTAGGTTCCTCTGCAAGATCATCGATGACTTCGAATCCCAATTCGATCAGACGATCCTCAACATATTTTGGTCGCACACCACGCAACTCTTCTTCTGTGAAGATAACAACAGCGCAACCCATTGCTTCAAGTTCACGACCCAACTCAACAATTCTTGCCATGTCAGTCATTAGTAATGCTCCGCATTGTAGTCAGCATCGTTCGGCTCAAACGTTAGATCATCATATGACACCATGTCAGTATCTGACTCATCATAGTCTAGATCGCCGCGCTCATAAGCAGCAAGCACATCATGAACTTGAGTGAGCGGCAGACCAAGAGACTTTGCAATCTCTACTTCTTTCATACCATCACTGTGATACATGTCAATGATGTCAATTTCTAAATCTTTGAAATATCCCATTAGAACGGCACTCCTTCGGGTAACGGAATCTGATTCAACTCAGACTGATACTTGCGATCACCAATAACCAAAAGCAGATTGCGAGCACGTTCAAGTTTCTCAGCAAGATCATAAGAATCCTTCGCGCTCAGATCATACTGCGTCATCGTGTTTGCAAGAACATGATCAGCAGCATTCACCAAATCAATCGCTTCACTCAATAATGTTTCAGTTTGCTTTTTCATAACATATTTCCTGTGCGATGAAACACGGCAAATCCCAATACTTGAATGACAAAGGTATACTGTTCCTTGTCAAACCATTCATAACGGCGGACTTGAACGACAGCAAATTCATTGATCATGATGGCAAAGTAGTCGTGCCACCGTACATGATTCTTAAATTCGTTGTAATTTTGCAATTTAAACATTTTGCATTTCCTATTAGGCAACCACCTGCACGCGAGGCTCAGCATTTTTCTCTTCCGCGAGATCATCGAAGAAATGACATCCAGGGAGCGGAGCAGAGAAGTTGATAGGAAGACTCTGTTCGTTGAACGCGACACCTTCCCACACACGCTTAACTGTGCGAGCGCGGAACGTGTTATCCTCTGACGAGACAGAAGTCACGACGCCGACAAAGAAGCAGTTGCTGATACCAACGAAGTCAAGACTCTTGACGACGTCACCAACTTTTATTTCGATTTCATATTTCATAAGACTATTATAACATTTCCTAGCGTAAAACGCAACAGGAAAAAGTCGAATAAAATCAATAACTTACGAGCACCTCTCGAAAGGCTTCTTTCGCCTCCTCGAAAGATGTGTTTTCGAGGGGGATTTTGTTCCCAGTCGAGCGACACTCGATCTCGTACCTGTAATTCCCTGTGTGCCAGAGCACGTGATATGCGCCGAACTTGTCTTTCTGACCTTCTATAAAGTGATAATGTTTCATACAACAATTATCGTATGAAATAGAGGAAAATACAACAGAAAAAACTCTTGTAAAATCAATAACTTACGTGCTCCCCGAGAGACCGAGGAGAGAGCCGAGAGAGCGGTCCTAGAATGGGGGTTCCCCTAGTTCTGGGGGAAGGTCGAAATAGCGTATTCGAACTCCTGCTTCACGCAGCATGGTTTCGGCGTGTTCGATCGAGTAATGCTTGCCAGCACCAACGCCAGTCCATGGTCGGTTTGGTCCGATGACTTCCTTGATGCCTGCTTGAATCAATGCGCGTGTGCAATCAGCGCATGGCTTTGGCTCCCAGTTTAGATATGCGCGTGAGTTGTTGAGTGAAACACCAACACGAGCAGCATTGAAGATTGCGTTGCGTTCAGCATGTTCAACCCAGTGATACTTTTCTGGACGCTTCCAGCGATCTTTCCAATCTTCTTCAATGCCGCGAGGAAAGCCATTGAACCCAGTACTAAGAATCACATTATCATCATTGACAATAATGCAACCAACCTTAGTACTGGGATCTTTGCTCTTCTGAGCGATCAGAGTAGCCTGTAAGATAAACAATTCATCCCACGATAGTTCATCACGAATCATAATATAGTCTCAATGGTTATTTGATTGCAATCTTACGTGGCTTCTGTTCTTCAGGAACAACATTCTCTAATTGAATAGAAAGAATGCCATCTGCAAGAGCAGCATCACGAACCACAACTGTATCAGAAAGAACAAATTGGCGAGAGAACTGACGTCCAGCAATACCCTTTACAAGATAGTTGCGTTCATCAGTTTCTGCTTTTTTGCCTTTGACCTTGAGAGAGTTTCTCTCAGAAGTGATTTCAATCTCATCTTGTTTGTACCCAGCAACTGCAAGTTCAACAGTGAAATTATAGTCATCGTGTTTGATGACATTCACTGGTGGAAATGCGTTTTGTGTTGCTGTTAGTAGATGAGCCGCATTGTCAAGAGCAGCGAACGAATTCTCGAAACCAAGTGCTGTTGGTAGAAGACGATCGAAGTATGCGGATGTGAGTGCAGTGATATTAGTCATTTTGTAACTCCTTTAATAAGCAAGTTTATAGAAATGGACCCCAAATGGGCATCCACTTCTATTTATACACCAGTTGATCCAAATCCGCTAGATCTTTCTGAATGTTTTTCTGGGCGAGATGTAAGTGTAATAAAATGTACATTTGGTACATTACATACAACCTCAGCCTGAGCAATGCGATCACCATTCTTGATCGTCTGTCCCATCTCAGAGATATTCGTCATCAATACGAAGATTTCTTCTTGATAGTCAACATCAACAATCCCTTCGCTATTTGCAAGAACCAGTCCTCGCTTGAGCGATAGACCAGATCTTGGGTGTAGACGAATGCTATAACTTCCAAGCGAAGTTTTTTCTTGAAGAATATCTGTAAACTTTTCAACAGTAAGATATTGCTCAATCTTACAGATCAGTCCAGTTGGAATTAACAAACGATCTCCTGGATAGATTGAGATCTCTCCATGATTGTTAATTAATTGTGAGATTGGATTGTTATACTTATCGTAGCCTTTGACATGAGTGTCAGAAGGTTGAAAAGAAAGATCAAAACAATTTGAAAGAGACGTTCCGTAAGTTGGCATCTCAAAATCATCACGAACTCTATAAATGTTCAATGCAATCACAAATTATGCCTCTTTCTTTTTCTTTCCAATTGTATACTTAGAAACCAATTGCCACTGACTCTTATCCTTGAATGGAAGAATCTTAATCTGCGAAAGTGGCGCAACATTGTCTTTTGTTTTATCTGGACTTACAAGTTTCACAAGACCCCATTCTGCCATTAGATTCGCGATTGTGTTTCTTCGCTGTAAATCGTTTTCAGAAATGTTGCTTGGCTTACCATCCAATTCAAAAAGTTCTTTAAAATGAACGATGTAATACTTTCCTTGTTTGTGGAGGATATGGCAGCTTTGATAAAGAATGTTATCGTTCTTTGCCGCGACTCCGATACGAGTTAGAGTTTCTCGCACCTTTAAGAAATCATCCTGTTTATCAAGTGTAACTTCAATCAATTTTTCAACGCTCATGTTATCATCCTTTGAATAATTTTTTTCTTAACATAGCGATTTGTTCATCATTAAGTATCTTTAAAGCCTCTGCAGCCTTTGAATCTGAATAGCCATAATACTCTTTGATTACGTCCAAATCATTGTTTTCTGCCTTTTTAAACCATTTTGAGTATGGTCTTTTTGAGGCTCGAACAATATTTAGGAGAAAGTCATACTTCATCTTATTATCAAGGCTAGAGAAACGATTCATCTCGTTGGCAAATAGAATCGTATCTCGGTGATACGAGAGCGCACGATTCACCATGAATGCAGGGTAGGATCGTTCGTCTTGATCTGTGAGAAGAGCGTACTGCTTTGTCTGAAGAATCGAGGGAATCAGTTCTTTAAATAGATCAGCCATTTGAGTGCTCTAATAGAAGATTATAATTCATACAGTATTCATTATGGAAGTTTTGATCATCCGCAGCGATTGCATACTTCGTACCAGAAGTCTTCTTGTACCAGTATTCCATCAAATGATCAATCGGAATTACCCAATAAATCAGTTCTTTTGACTTTAACTTGTCGCGGTAAGATCGTTCTGTAACTACTGCACATACAATAAATTGAACGTTTTCTTTACAGTAATAAAGGGCAGTATGTTCTGGCAAGTCAAATACCCACGAATTTTTTTTAGTTTTTGCTTTATTACCTTTTCTATTAATACCATTTGAGTTAAAACATGAACTTGTTTTGATTTGAGCACGTATTGTTTTATTCGTCTTTGGGTTAAAGATGGTATAGTCATATGGAACTTTATACTGCGTGACATCTGTTATAATTAGTCCAGATCGTTCATACAGATCAAGTTGAATTGATTTTATTGTGAGTGATTCGCGCATTTCTCCAGCAAGATCACTTGTTGGTTTTTTTGTTTCCTTAAAACGAAATTTTTGTCCAATTTCAATTGGACCCAATTGTTCTTCAATCGCAGTCATCATATAAATTTACACTCTGCCATTAGTTCAGTAAGACATGCAGTTAGATTCAGTTCTTGATCACCAACAAAGGCTGATTGGTATTGATACCTTGCCAGAATTACAACAGCATTTGGAATTGTGGATTTATCCATCACATCATAGAGACTATCATAAACTCTACGATACATTCTTGACGGATCTTCAACGCCATTCTCTGCAACCCACTTTCGCATTGAACCAAAGTTCTGATCCTTGAGTGCAGTTACAAGTTCAGTGATTGAAACATCAGTCAAACTTGTTAAGATACCAGCATCAATCTTACCACTGACAGAATATCGCTGAAGTTCATTCAACACTCGACGATAGTCAGGGAAATGTTTTTTGACAACTTCAGCAAGGACTGCTTTGTCATATGGGATCTTCTCAGCAGTGAGAATCTCCGCAGTGCGCTTCATAAATGCCATTGCCATCTTTGGCTTATCTTCTTTGCGCAGTTTGAATTCAATTACAGCGCATCGAGAATGCAACGGTTCAATGATGCGACTCTTATAATTGCAAGTCATGATGAACGTACAATTAAGAGCAAACTCCTCCATTGCAGCGCGCATGGCTGGCTGAGTGGAGTTTGGATTTAGATAGTCTGCCTCATCGATGATGATAACCTTCTTTGTTCCTGTGAAGGACATTGAGGAAGCATAGTTTTTAATTTTGGTGCGGAATGTATCAATACCAGATTCATCTGATCCGTTTACGAACAAGTAATCGCAACCAACCTGCTCACAAAGTGCTTTTGCAATTGTTGTTTTACCAACACCTGCGCCACCACAAAGAAGCAAATGCGGAATCTCTTTTCGATCCACATACGATTGGAAAGTAGATTTAAATTCGTCAGGAAGGATACAGTCAGCAACAGTCCGCGGTCGATACTTCTCAACCCAGAGCAAGTCATTCATAATAAAAATTCCTCACAATTATTCAGTTACTATCTTACGCCATTTCCCATTAATTTTCAAGTACAATTCACCATCAGGACCAACATTCATTCCAACAGCAACTTCCTTTCTTGTTCCAGGAACATATCGTGGTTCATGTACGAACATATGGTTTGAAGGTGATGCTGGATCTGGAAGTCTTTGACCATAAGTTTGATGAAATTGTATATTGCTCAGAGTCTTATCGAGTTTCTTTACACACTCTGTTTTTTCAGGATCTGGTAAAACGGCTGCAGCGGCAACAATGCCACCGCCAGCCACGCCACCAGCAAGACCAAGATACTTGAAGAAATTACGTCTTGTTGCCATTGTTCTTTCTCTTCAACCATTCATTGTAACCTACCTCAGCACCCATAGAAATTAGGATACCATAGATTCCGTAACTGGAATCCCAACCAACAAAAGTGGAGGCAATTGTATAGACAGCAAATGCTATGATCAGCACTGCGAAAAAAATATCTTTCATAATAACCTCAAAGAGAAGATGGGGTGGGGAAGGTGAACTCCCACAGCGAGCAGTCTGGCGGATTGTGCCGTCAACAAAGAACGTTGCACCCCAACAGACTTATTTAGCCACCGTTTCGTAGATCTCCACGAAGTCGTTCTGGCTTGCAACTTCTTCTTCAAAGTTGCGCTTGTGATAAGTCTTCGCCAGTTTACGAGAGAGTTTCTTTGGAAGTTCGAACTCATCCTGCATTCTTTGCAGAATATCTTTGATGAGGTCTCGTTCTGCTTCAATGCGCGTGAGCGAGTTTGAAATCTCTTGGAGACATCCCAGAATCTTTACTTTGTCACCATCTTTAATAGTCATGATCACTCCTCAAAAGAAGAATCTGCAACATCAACAGCAATGAAGTATGACAGATTGATTGTCTTGTGTTTGAACTTGGAGATGCCTCGCTTTGATACAGAAACCTCATAATCGCCATCAAGCAACTTGAAGTGCTCTGCTTTCATCACAACGCGGAACTTCTTACCGTCGCCAGTTCCAATCTCAATCTTGGAATGATCTGCTGCATTGTTCTTGACATCTGTCGCAATAAAGTTTACAACAGCACCGTCGCTCTCAAACACAAAGTTTGGCAATCCAGAGATGCTGGCAGACTTACGCATCCAATCAAGATCAGCATGCGAAAGAACAAACGAGCAATCTGCTTCTGTGATAGAGATACTCTTTGCAGGTGGCTTGGTCAGCAATTCTGGTGCACAATAATGAATATAGTCTCGCTTGCGGTCAGCCTGAATGTTGATGCGATCTACATCGAAAGAAAGATCAGCATCCTTGTAAAGAGAGAGTTTTGCAAGGAGTTTTGTCAGATCATAGATGCAAAAATCCTTTTCGAATGTTTCATCAAGAACTGCTTCTGCGAAGATTGTCTTACCTGCAGAAATTGTACGGAGCGTATTACCCTGTTTGAATTCAATACTCTGGTTGATACCAGAGAAGTTTTTCAAGATGTTCAACGTATTATCAGAAAGTTTCATAATTAACGACCTCATTTGCCTCAACACGATTATTATAGATCGAATCGACTATATTGTCAACTCGAATTTTCAACTCATCCAATGTACAATTATTGTCCATTACAATATCATAGTTAGATCCAATCCAAGCCCATTCTGAATAATGAACTTCTGGATATGCATTGCGCATTACTTCTTGTTGAAGACGTCCCAGATTGCAGTCTCGAGCAAGATCATACCACTCAGGATCAGGACCACGACGAACGCGAATAACACGTCCCCCAGAATCTCGAATAGCCTTGATCTCATTTGGGAATCTAACATCAGCAATTACATAATATTGACTAGGTTTGCATCGCCTTAACACAGTATGAACCCAGAGGTCGGGGTGAAATACATCACGACCTGCCTCTGTGCCCATTAGCTGGAGTGCTAATCTTGGTGAAAATTCGCGACCAAGTTTTTCTGACCACCACTCATCTTTTTGCTCGCGCCATGCTCGCGATTCTAAAGAATCGCCTTCAAGCAAACCACGATTCCAACCAAAGATTACAGCGCAGGCATCCTTGACGCTATTTGCAAAACTTTCTTTAATGAAAGCATGCCGCTCAACCAAGAGATCTGCGACTGTACCTTTCCCTGCTCCAATGAAGCCTACTAGACCAATAATCATATGAAATTATAGAGATCCGACGAAATTTGCAACGGCTGGCATATCACCATGGAAAGCATACGTTCCGATGTGATGTGTGCGCATCCAAGGACACAACCAGATCTTACCACCCATGTTACGCCACCACTGGCAGAACATATAGTCTTCGGAGAGATAACGATCTGATCCCTTGCCGCCATTTGCCTTACTGTCAATTACAGTATCAAAGTAAGCGTGAATGTAACGCGATCCATCGAAGTTGGCTTGACCAACATGATCTGGTTTGTAACGAAGATTTGGATACTGTTTCTCAAACTTCTCAAATACTTCTCGATTGATAAGCATAAAGCCAGTTCCAATTTCTAGAACTTCAATCGGCTCAGCAACACTAAACTTCTCAGTTCCAGGAACAGGATTAAACACGAAGTCACCAGCAACTTTTTCAAGTTCAGATGGTGGAATATCTGGATTGCGTGCAACAGCATCTTTAATTGCACCCCACTTGATCGACTTCTTTGGGTATGGTCCGCCGATAACTTCCTTGTCAAGAGCAAGGAGCGCAATCACATCACGAGGATCGAAATGAATGTCGGCGTCAATGAAAAGCATATGAGTGAATCCTTCCGCGCGAAGAAACTCATCAACAAGATAATTGCGCGCTCGTGTAATTAGTGATTCATTGAAGATGAAAGAATATCGAACTTCAATGCCATAATTTGAGCAGAGAGTCTGTAAGTCAAGACACGACTTCACAAACATAC